GTATTACCTATCATTATTCCAAGAACTACAGTTGTTGTAGAACTTGCAACAGTATAGATAACATCAGCACTGGTAACATTTGCTTTAGTTACAACTTTAAAAGTATTAGCCATTTATCCTCCTATTATATTATTAACCGAGCGCGATTGCAAGAGCCGTAGGGTCTTCTGTTGAGAATCCTGCACTTGATAAATACGTTTTTACATCAGATAGTGCTACCTGCACCATCGTTCCATTATCATTTGTTACTAATCTATCTGCATCTGCTAAAGTAGTAGATGTTGCAGATGTGTCACCATCAATAATGTTTAACTCCGCCGCAGTTGAGTTAACGGCTGCAAGTTTAGTTAAGTCTGCTTGTACTAGTCCAGAAACTCCGTCTAGTAAATTTAGTTCAGCAGCATTTGATGTTACGTTAGTCCCACCAATATCTAAGGTAGTTACAGATATCTCTCCTGCAACAGTAACAATTCCATCTGCTAAAGTTATTAAATCTGTATCATCCGTATGACCAATAGTAGAACCATTAGTAATTATATTATCAACAGTAAGTGTAGTTAATGTTCCTAAAGAAGTAATATTTGATTGTGCCGCACCTGTTACTGTTGCCGCAGTTCCGGACGCATTACCAGTGACATTACCTGTTAAAGGTCCTGCAAAAGCGTCTGCTGTTACAGTGCCATCAAAAAATGCATCTTTAAATTCAACACTAGCACTACCAAGATCTAAGATATTATTAGCACCCGGTGTTAAAGCACCATCTGTAAGTATTAATTGTTTTTCATTTCCTGCATAAAAATTAATTGTATTAGCAGTTTCAAAATCTATTTTTGTTTCATCGTCTTCACCAATCTTAACATCAGTTGCTAGTATTGATGTAATTCCTGTTTGCGCTGCATCTACATTTAATGTGTTAGTAGATAAAGATACACCTGTTCCTGCGGAAAATGCAGTTTTAGACATTGCTATTGCAGCACTAGCATTGACATCAGCGTTGACAATAACACCAGAACCAATAGCTGCTGTTCCGTTCGCTGCTATACTTATGTCACCAGATATAGCGACAGGATTAAAATTTGTACCATCGCCTATAAGAGCCGCGCCACTTGTATTAGTAGCCATGGTAATATCATCACCAGATACAGTTAAATCACCTGTAACTGTTAAGTTACGTCCTACAGTCGCATCGTTGTTTGCATCTTCAAATATTAATTTACTTGCTGGTATTGTACAAAAAACATCTTTTGTGCCTGCTGCAAAATCAACGGCGCTATCACTATTAGAAGAAGATATAACGGTTGTACGTGTTAAATCAGAACTATCACCATCTAGTGTGCCTAGACCTACTTCAAACTCTGCGGCTGTTTGATGAACAATAGCATAATACGTTGTATTACTATTACCTACACCAGCAGCGAAAGTTTCAAAACCGGTTACCGCACCGCTAAGAGCAACAGCCCCTGTTCCTGTGGTTGTCGTGGTTTCTTTTACACGATCATTAATGACTAATGCCATTTAATCTCCTAGGCTAATCTTAATATTGCGTTACTCGCATCTGCTGCTGGAAACTGAATAGTAAATGTTCCGCTAGTAGATGTTTTATCTCCACCAAAATCTAATACAGCTACAGCTTTATTTGAGTCTGAACTGTTAAAGATTAATGCGCCTCTTGCAGTGATAGTTGCTGATGTAAAAGATATATCAGCGAAATCACAAAGTGCAGTAGTACCACTTGTTGTTGGAGTTACGCTTGTAAGCGTTCCGCCTGTTGCTGTGTATGTTCCAGAGTTTGATACCTCGTTGGAACTTGAATAAGCAGTTGTGGTTGCGTCTAGTGAAGCTGAGCTTGTATAAAGTGCTATTTTAAAAGTATCACCACTGGTAGCCGTAAAATTATGCGTACCTACTAGCAATTCTTGTTTAAAACTTGTGCATACAGCTTGAGTTATTGCCATGTTTTATCCTCCTATGGGTTCTGTGATTGCAAAGGAGTTCTTAACGCCCCGTGCATGTACTCATCTCTTCGGTGTCTTCCTTGCTGTTCTATAACTAGCTCTTGAAGGGCACGTTGATATGATTGTTCATATAATTGCAGCATTTCCGCTGGTCCCTTCAAAAATTTGAAGGCTTCTGCAAGACATCCATAAAGCAATAGTGCCGGAGCATTATTACCCAACCAAGAGGTTGTATTTGAACTAGACAGTCTTGTTGGTAATCTAGTAATTCCTAACTCAACGTTATAAGCTAAATCTGGAGTAGGCGCAACATAAATTGTGTTGTGGTCCCACCACGCCCAATAACGAGGAGTTCCCGTTGCTGTTCGATCTGGCCAATATTCGTTCATATAACTAATATCGCGTTGTTCTAAAAATGACCTCGTTGTAGCACTAGGAGAAAATATCTGCATTGTTCTAATAGTACCAAGAGATTCTGGTGTAGGTGTCGTTCCACCCGGTAATGATAAAAAAGCATTACTTGCTACAAGGTTTGCTGTTTGATGAGATTTAAATACATCTAAATCTACATCTCTAAATATCCTGTTTTCTGCATGTTCAATAAAATCATTTGTTCTTGTAGCTGTTAGGACATCTGTACTAACTTCTGTGTAGTCTAATATTTGAGTTGTTAATTCTGCGTATGTAACGGCCATTATGATGTACTCACTGATACTGTACCAATAGATGATACAACTGTAGGTTGTTTTTTATCTGTTGTTGGTTTCATAGAATCATTGTAATCAAAAAATCCTACTCCTCCAACAAATACTGTTAAAGGTTCTGAACGAGCAGGACGTGCATCTTGTAAACTTTGTGCATCGGCCGCGTGTCTTTGTCTTTCCTGTTGAGGGTGTTTAGCTTCAAACTCAGATTTGTGAACTAAAGAACCATTCCATTCTTTGACCATTTCTTTGTAAGGAAACTCCATACCACTACGATCAGATATTGCTTTCGCATATTTACCCGAAGCATGTGCCATTAGATATAACCTCTCTCTGGTGTAGCAAAGAAACTGGAACGTGGTCTATCTTCTTCTGAAGCTCGTTGCCACTCTTCTTCATATAATTGTTTTAGTAAAGGTGTTCTCTCTGGTGCTTTTTTTACTGACATATAATAAGCAAGGCCAGAAGACAAACAAGGTATAAATCTTGTTGGTACTTCTAGCTGATCATTATAATCACCAGCATCCTGTATTTTAGTTAGACCATAATATTTAAATGTGTGTGCACCATCTGGTGTTGGATATAAATATAATGTTGGTGTTGAAGCACCTCTCTCTAAAAAATATTGTACAGGTGTACCCTCTGTAGATTTCTTTGAAATGTTTAAATACTCTGCACGACTAATACGATCAACTTCTATATCTGTTGTTGTATCACTAGTTGTAAATAAAACAGCTTCTAGTATGTCAACTAAATCTGAATCTAAAGTGTAACTAGTTGTACTACCAGTTAGTGTTTTTGTTCTAAGCTCAACAGTCCAAAGATTAATACCTCTGTTAGCCCATTCAGCTAACATTATATTTAAAGAACGTCTTGCACTTTTTAAATCATAACCAGATCTAGAATTTATACCACATCTTTCAAATGCCTCTTCTATGAGCTGATCTACATCTAAATCAAAAGTATTAGTTCCGGACGTTGCCATTACTTACCTACTTTTTTCATAGCTTTCTTATGAGCTTGTGTAAAAGTTTTACCTTTTTTCATAGCTTTTTTCATAGAAGCCATATGTTTTTTTGTATGGTGTTTAGAGTGTTTTTTCATGGTCTTTTTTTGACCACCTGTTAATTGTTTCGGCATCGAAGACCTCGATATCATTTTTAGTTATAGTAAGCTACTACAAAGTCGCAGTTAGTTACGTCAACAAAAGCTGCTGTTTCGAATCTTACACCATCTCCGTCAAAATTCATAGTCAAAGGTTCATTCGCTGCTGTACCCCATTTTAAATGAATTTTAATCACGCCAGCCGCAGAAGTATTATCATAAATTTTTACTTCACCATCAGCCGCACTTGATTGACATTGAATTGATTTTATTCTTATTGGACCAAGGTTAGCATTACTACCAGCCACGGAACCTTGTAGTCTTCCATCTGACGTTAATGCTGTGCTTGCTTTTACATCACTCATATTATCTCCTATTGATAAGTGTGGGGCCGAAGCCCCACGAATTAGTTTATGCTAGTACTAAACCAACAAAAGTTAATCTGATTACAGTAGCACTACCCGGATCTCCACTTACTACTACTTCTACTTCATCAGCAGTTGTAGTTGCACCTGTTAATCCTGTAATACCTCTGACACCATTACAACCAAAGACACCTTTGAAACCAGTAGAGTTTACTGCTACAGCAATGCCGTCAGTGTATGAATCTGTATCACCATCATCACCAATATCAACTAAGTTGACGTTGTTTGTTGATGCTGTAGTTACGTTAAGAGCAACACACATAGGAATAAAGTTTGCAGGCATACCTATTGACGCCTCTTTACCAGTTGTTGCACCGTTAGCTACAGTGATTGTTGCTTGATATGTTTGTAAAGTTGATGTGTTAGTAGCTGCTGCATTTAACAAAAGTGAACCTGCTGAATTGCTTGAAACATCACCAGTTGACACACTATTTAAAGTTGCATGTTCTGAAATTGCACCTGTACTTGTATTTTTAGTTATTACTTTGTGACCAGCTTCCGATCTTACCGGACCGCTAAAAGTTGAGTTAGCCATTTTTACCTCGTAAGTAAAGTCATACTGTCTCTACGAGCGTCTGCTAGGGCAGTCAGTATAACAAATTATCCTAGTTGTCTTGTGGGGGACTAAGCCCCCACAAGTTAAGAGTAATTATGCTCCCGGTGAACCAAAGATACCTCTAAAGTCAGAGAACCCGAATGAGTATCTTTCTCTAGATTTGTATCTAACGTTTCCAGTTTCAAAATCGCCTTCCATCTTAGTGGAAATTGGCGCTCTTTGGAAGTGTTTTAATCCGTTAGGCGCATCAGTTTTGATAAAGAATGCATCTGTATCAGTTAAGTAGTTATTCACTACATAACCTTGAGGAATCATTCCCATGCTGCCTACAGCATTAATATCATTATCACCTGTGCCAACTCTTTGACCAGACTTCATTAGTCTTTCAGCA